AACCTTATTTGGATCCTCGAAGCCTTTAGACTTTGCAATAGCGGGGTGGTTTAATGACTTAAACGGATCATTAGATGGGTTGTTTGGGTTTCCTGGTAGATTAGATTCAGGCGCGCTAGTATCCGATCCTTCCCTTGGCACAAAACCAGTGCCTCCAACTGAAACACTACCTAAAGAATAATAGGTAGCAGCCTTCACTCCATTGCCATCTTTTTTGTCGTACTTATCAGCGTTACCTGAACCGACTAAATGTGCTGCAGCTAGAAGACCTGCTACTTTTTCCGGGGGATCGTTGGATGTTAATTTTTTAGATTTTAGTAACCTATCGTAATTAACCTTTAACAACTGATACATAGCAGAATCTTGTACAGTATTACTACCGAGAAATGCTGCATTGGATGTCATACCATCCTTGCCTGTCCATACGGTAGCATTAGCAAGATCTCTATTAGTTGTTCCTGCCTTAACATATCCTAAATCTATAAGCGCAGCTGCTCCGAATTGATATTTACCTTGGTATCCTGATCTGTTGACAATTAAGTAATTATTGCTGCTTTCTCTATTACCTATAGCAGTCATTAATTTTTGTATATTATCAACATCAAGTGGTGGTAATATATTTGTAATAACACTATCGGTAGTAGTAGAAGTACCCGATAGAATGGGATTACCCTGACTATCTACTACAGGTTCGCCTGATTCACTTTTTACGTAATTGCCTTCCGTAAAAATAGATTTTGCTTTAGATACAGCTGTAGTATTATAAATGCTTTCTTTTGGTTTGCCTGCATAGGTGCCGATAATCAATGGTTGTTGTTTATCAGCGCCATCTAAAAACCAACCGATGACCCAAGTACCTTCTAATGGGCCTACAGGTGAAGTGCCTTTACCAGATATTGCTGCAGATGTTATAGGTTGCATAACAACTGCCCACGGCAAATCTGAGGTAGGCAATATAGATGTATCGTCAGTATGATATCCAAATATTCTAACTCTACATCTACCTAATTGTTCAGGATCGTTTCTATCCTCTACAACACCGATCCACCAAACTAATCCGTCTTTAGTAAAAAATTCCATTATAGGACATCCGAAAATACAATTGGATTCTGAAGACTAGGATCTTTTTGTAACGAATCTTTTACTACTTCCATAACCATATGATGCCTTATAGGATTTATTTTGTGTCTAATAGCAGTTATAAGATATTTACCGGAGTATAAGATATCACTGTGCCCTGTAATATCTTTTTCATCAACAGGAGAAACATCTGGGAATACAATGTCTATTAATGATCCAACTTCAACATCTGTTCTACCGGGTACTACTATCTTTAATTTTAAATTATTTAATTCTAATAAATTAGACTGTCTGTTTCCATAGATGTTTTGAAATTTTTCATTGACATTATCTTTTGTGTCTGTGAATAATCCAGGATGCTTAGTATAAACTACAGTTTTAGTAGCAGGATTTCTAGGCGGTCTAGAATATAATGGATACACATTTTTGCCTGAAACATGGTAATACTTAGCAAATTCTTGTGTATGATCGTATTCTGTAGTATCATATGTTTTATTAATCATATCAATAGATAACACTCTACTAGCATAGTATCCTTGATCGTAATTAGAAAGAGTATCGCTAGTTTTTAGTATCTCTAATTCTTCTATTACAAACATCTTTTTATTTACTTCATTGGTCCTAAAGACACCAGGCGGTGTATAGTAATATTGCCCTATACTAATATCTTTATTCTGATAGCCATACTCTATAATTTTTTCTGTGCTGCCAAAATAAAATCTTTTATTAGATTCCCAAAATAAAAAATTACATGCCTTGCCCTCTTTAGGTATTGCCTTACTAGCTAGCCAGTTCATTATTTTTAACGGTCCCCAGCCTGGACTAGTAAATTTTATGATATTACTTGTCTCATTTAGTAAAGCTAAACTTGTTTTGATTTCACTGAAGTGAAGATTTTTATCCTTAAATACATAACCTCTACTTGATTGCAGATATTCAGTAAAGACTTGAACGGCAACATCTGATATTTTACCTGAGAATGTTTTGTATATTGGTGATATACTATCAATAATGCTTTCTAATGAACAAAATCTCAATACATAAATAGGTGGAGAAGTTTTTCTATCAGTAATTGAAATAATTCTAAATGTTTTTCTTATTGAGGATTCCGAAGGAAATCCAGGAGTTTTAAATCCTACTACTAGATACTCATCACCTAAAATAGGCAAAGCCGAAATTAAATTTCTATAATCTGATAATACTATATCTCCGGATAATGTATTGGAAAATATGTCTTCGTATATGTTAATTTCAGACATGTAATCATCTAAACTAATATAATTACCCCTAGGTGTAACTATAAAAAGTTCGGTGATTTCTATATCACCTGGTGTCTGTAATGATTGTACTGATGTACTAGTGCTCATGTAGCAATAATATCCTCAAACACTTTTGTTATCTCAGAAACAAGTTCTGGTCTTACTATTTTTATTCTTCTTTTATTTTCATTCAATCCCAACTCATATTCATAGTTTGTAACACGTGTCAATTTGACGGGCGGGGTTTGATGGAATAATATACTTTGATATTCACCTGAATCTTGATATACTATCGGAAGTATTGGTTTATTTTGTTGTGAAAGAATTTTATAACTATTAACTATTTTACCCTGAGGATTTACGTAATGATGTGTATGGTATATAAAGGGCAATCCATATTTTTGTATACAAAATTTAAGTAAATCATCATTAGATAAAGGCCAATCAAACCTTGGATCGACTATATCATTAATATGTAAAATAATCCAGTGTAACTGTGAATCACCGTAAAATCTATCAGCTACAACTTCAGGTCTTTCTCCATCTTTTACATCATACAAATCATAATAAACACTGTTATTTTTTAAATCATTACTTAGTTTGACTCGTCTCAAAATATCTGGCACAACTTGACCAGAAGTGCCTTGGTCTAAAGTATATAAAATTTTTGGAAATTTATCAAAATACATTTAGAATCTTCCGTCTCTTATTCTTTTTCTATCTAAAAGTTCTAACTCTCTAAAGCTTAATGATAAATTAATTTCTGTTGGTGCCCCATCCTCAAAAGTAGAATACATATCTGTTCCATAATTTACTGTCATATCTGTTAATGCACACTTAGAAATTCTATGCACATACGAATTTTCTTGCCCTTTAAAATAATAAACTATTTCAAATTCTGAAGGATAAATATAAAATAATGAATTATCTGACAGAGTAGGGTGCATATGTTCTTTAAACTTCTTAACTATATTTTGCACATTCCTAGTTTCATTCATGTCGTTAGGCAAAAATCTATATTTAAAATCAAAGCTTCTAAAGTCTACAGATTGAAATAATGTCTCAGTGAAAGGATTAGTTTTAACTCTAGCTGTAGCACCAACTAAGTCTGATAATCTAGGACCGCCTATTATACCCGGTAGACTAGCCACACTTAAAGCAGCTGCTGCTCCTGCTTCAGTATTAAGAATACTTTTATTTACAGTATCAACTGCAGAATTGCCGCCAGCTAGAGCACCAGCTAAAACACCTAAGTCTGGATTTTGATAATTCACACCATATGACGAAGAAGGCGAATTTTCTACATGTAAAGTAATTACATCTTTTATTCTATAAGTTTTATCTGGTTCTAAGAGATTGCCTGAAAATTTTTGACCCGCAGCTAAAATACCAACAACAGCACCTGTTGCTAAAACACCATTAATTGCTTCTTTGCCCGCTTGTTTTACTCTACCATCTACTACAGATTTAATTGCAGACAATCCAGTAGCACCTAATCCTTGCAACCCTACAATAGTTTTTATAGGTACATCTGTAGGATTAATTCTATTGCCCTCAGGAGCTATTGGAATTTTAGATTTAGAATCTTTAGTGTCAAGAGTAGACTTTCCTCTGACATTTATATAAAATGCCACATAATGTTGTAGATCAGGATTAACGCCCAATCCATTCGGATAGGAAAGCTGATTTATATCATAGTTAGTATGATATTCATCAGTCCTTAACTTAAGTTCTTTGTACTTAGAATCGAAATATGGATTGAATGGCATTGTAATAAATATTTAAATAGTTATTATTTATTTATAAGATAATGTATACCAAAAGTTACAAGGGAAAATATAGAGTTCAAAATACTGAAAAATACAGAGGGGATATCAATTCTGTAGTTTATCGGTCATTGTGGGAACTTAGATTTATGAAATGGTGTGACCAAAACACATCTATAGTGGAGTGGGGTTCAGAAATTATCGTTATACCATATGTATCCCCTATTGATAGACGTGTTCACAGATACTTTGTTGATTTCTATATGAAAGTTCTAGATAAGAATAATAAAATTACAAAATATCTTATAGAAATTAAACCAGAAAAATTTACTAAACCACCAGAAGTGCCAAAGAAGAAAACTAAAAAATTTATAGATGAAGTTTTTCAATACGGTATAAACGAAGCCAAATGGAAAGCAGCATTTGAATATTGTACAGACAGAGGGCTGAAGTTTATGATTCTAACAGAAAAAGACTTAGGACTAGCTAAATGAATGATGCTTTTGATAAAATTAGATTAAGTGCCGATGGTACTAGGAAATCACAGAAGTGGTACCAAAGCCAAATTAATCAATTAACTGGTTCTGGTAATTTTTCTGTTGAAGAGTTAATGAGAAATAGAAAACAGTTAACTAAAACTATAATACCTGGTGGTATGTATTTGTTTTACTATGATCCTAAGCATAAATTGACTCTGCCTATGTATGATACATTGCCATTAGTATTGCCTTTTAGGCAAGTACCAGATGGATTTTTTGGTATCAACCTACATTATTTGCCGTATATGTTAAGGTTCAGAACTTTGGGGCATCTTAGCAAATTAGCAAACACTGATAAAATAACCGAGGATACTAGAATAAACTTATCTTGGCAAATTATATCAAGTGTTTCAACCTTAGCACCAGCTAAAGATGCAGTAAAACATTATTTGACAGCGCATGTAAAGTCTAGCTTTTTAAAAATAAATTATGCTGATTGGATAACTGCTTCGCAATTGCCGTTAGAGAGATTCGTTTATAACAATAATACAAGAAGAAAATAATGGCCAAACCAATTTTTAGCTTAACCAATTTTATAGCACAAGCAAGAGTAAATGGCTTTGCTAAAAATAATAGATTTGAAGTAGAAATAGCACCGCCGCCTGGACTTACATTTTATACTAATCAGGATGCTAGAAAGTTGGCAATAACCAATGTGGAAATAGCCAATTTCCCTGTACTTAATATATTGAACAAACAACTAAGAGCACAAGGACCAGCTTATCAAAGACCCGTCGGTATGGAGTTCGGAGGTGAAGGTATTAATATTACTTTTGTTTTAGATCAAAGTATGAAATTAAAAGCATTCTTTGATGCTTGGATGTTCAAAATTGTAAATCCTTATTCGTCCGAAGTATCCTACAAAGACAAATACATAGGCGAATCTATTAAAATAAAACAACTAAACAATATTGACGATATAGTATACAGTGTAATTTTAACAGATGTTTTTCCTAGATCAATGAGTTTACTAGATCTAAGTCAAAGTAATCAAAATCAGTATCACAAATTAACAGTTACTTTTGCCTATAGGAAATGGATTTCAGAACATGAATCATTTGGTAGCTTGGACGTGTCACCTACAACATTAGTGCCCACTATGCCTAAGATTGTACCACCAAGACCCTCGACACCTGGTATTTTTAATCCTAAAGTTACTGATGATATATCTAAGATTTTTTCATCCCCCCAATCAACTATAGACTGGGCTAAAAGTAAAATACTACCCAATTATATAACAAAAACTGATGAATAGGAATTATTATGGCATTGCCTAAATTAGAAGTACAAACCTATGAGTTGACTTTACCATCAACTAACCAAACAGTAAAATTTAGACCGTTTCTAGTAAAAGAATATAAAATTTTATTAGCTGCGCTTGAAAGTGATGCTGATGAAATTTCTAGAATAGTAACTGAACTAATTGATGTATGTACATTTAAAACATTAGATATAGAAAAACTAGCACATTTTGATGTTGAATATATCTTTTTACAATTAAGAGCTAAATCAATAGGTGAAGTAACAAATTTAAATATATCTTGCGATTGTGGAAATAAACTAAAATTTGATCTGAATCTAAATGATGTTAAAGTTGAAAGAAAAGATAACCATAGTAATAAAATTATGGTTACAGATAATTTAGGTATTATTATGCGTTATCCTAAATTCAATGAAATAATTGACATCTATGACAATACCAACTCCGAAAAGGTATTTAGTTTAGTTTCTAAATGTATCGAAACGGTATTTGATCAAGATTCAGTTTACAAAAGAAGTGATTATACCGATGCAGAAATGTTAGAGTTCTTAAGTGATTTTACTAAAGAACAATTTGATAAACTAGAAAACTTCTTCGGTACTATGCCAGTTGTTAAACAAAGAATACTACAAACATGCAATAATTGTAATGCAATATATGATTATGATTTAGAGGGTCTACAAAATTTTTTCGTCTAACTCTTTCTCATGATAGTTTAGTTAATTATTATCAGCTTAATTTTTCGTTGATGTATCATCATAAGTATTCATTAACAGAAATAGAAGGCATGTTGCCATGGGAAAGAGAAATATATGTTGCAATGTTGATTAATCATATTAATGAAGAGAATGAAAAACTAAGATTAAAACAAATGCAGAGGAATGCTAATGCAACGTAATCAGCCACAGATGTTACCTAAAATAAATGTACAACAACCCAAGGAACGTCCTGCATTTGATGAGGCTGAATTATTACTAGCTAAGTTAGTAAAACAAAGTCAGGCACAGATAGATTTGTTATTGGGCATGAAAAATGAAAAGCCAATTAAACAAATTAAAACTCAAGATGAACAGAAAAATTTAAAAGAAAGAACGTTTGGTGGAGACTTCAAAGATTTCTTTTCTGGTGCTTTAGAGCAGATCGGTTCTTATCTTGGTTACTTTACTGGCATAAATGCGCTTACTAAAACTAAAAAGCCTGTAACTAAAAATAAACAAAGAGTAGAACCAACATTAGACAAAGAAATATTTTCTAAACCAAAAATAACTACTAAGCCAGATAATATACAACAAGTTATTTCTACGCTAGCAGGTGACAATTCTATAGTTAAAACTACTTTAGAATCATTGAATGTACAAAAACCTAATCAGAATAAGTTAGAGGACAATTCAACAAGATTTTTTAGAAGAATAGCAACAGAAGTAGTTTTGATGAGAAAATTTTTAGAAAACTCTACGAAGGCAAAAGCTGTAAAAAAAGATGGTAGTATTAACTTAGAAAGGAAGACAACTCCTGACAATAAATCAAGATTAATTTTACCAGGCGACCCCACATTTACTTCTTCTAAAACTATAGAAAATCAGGCAGTAAAAAATGATGATGAATATATTGATAAACTATCAACGGCAATAGCTAGAAAACTTGAGGATGTTATAGGGGGACTAGGAAGAACATTGCCAAATATAGGTATAGATCTTCCAAGTAGAACAAGAACAGTGCCGGTTCCAGGAGGAGGCAATGCACCAGGTAAAGATGGCAAAAAACCTATGCCTACACCTGATGCACCAGAAGCAGAAAGAAAAGCACCTGCGCCTCAAGATGGAAAAGATAATAAACCAAAACCTCAACCACCTAAAGGCAAAGTGCCAAGTAAATTAGGTAGCATCTTTCAAATAGGGTTGGGATTATTGGGACTAGCTGGTACTGCAGCTACGTATTCTGGCGAGCTGAATAGTAATGAGGAAGAAGAATTAGCTAAATTAAAACAAAAAGCGGCTGAACAAAAGAAATTAGAAAATGTACAGGAAAAAGTTCAGGTGCCATCTCAGTCTACAACAGGCAGTATGCTTGATGAAGTATCTAAAGAAAAGACTGATTTAACTAATATGAGCGATATGCTTGAAGGAATGTTGAAACCAATAGTATCTAATACTGTTGTGGATAATAGCAAAAGCCAATTTTTAGCAGTTGCTGCTGATTCTAGAAATTCTTATGGTTCTTGGATGAATCATTTAGAAAAGAATCAAGTAGGCTCAAGATATTAAAAGGGGCTTTCGCCCCTTTTTTTACTTCTTAGCTGCTTCTGCGGTCTTCTTAGCGTCGTCTACAGGTTTGCCATCTTTACCGACTGGTTTAACTTTAGGTTTATCCCCGTCTTTCTTTGGTTCTTCTTTCTTGGCCTCAGCCTTAGGAGCTTCTTTCTTCAGCTCCTCTTTCTTTGCATCTGCTGCGTAAGCTCCATGTGTCATAGCTAAAGATGCTAGGATTGCAATAAAATATTTCATATTAGTCCTCATTTGCTAGTTTAGAAAAATACGATAACGATTCTTCGTCGTCATCAAAGTCTACATCCTTAGGA